CAAGAGATAGGGCCAAATCCTGGGTGGTAAACTGTGTATCAACGTGAAATTGAGTAGACAATGTAACTGGGACTGATGTCTCGTTAAAGTCTTCTACGTTCAATGCTGGGCCAGTTGTTCCTACGAACCTACCAGGCCTCCGGACGTTAACTGTGTTACCAATTTTTGCGCCAATAACGGCAAACTGGTCATCATAGTTGCGATCCACTTCTGACGTGAATGTTAATTCGTTTTCCAAAACCATCAAGGCTTCATTGGTGATTTTGGAGATCGTTAAGAGATTATTACTCATTTGATTTCCTTTTAAAGTTTAAAAATTATCTGATCTTCCCCGCTTTTCTCGCCTCCTTCCATTGCTGATATGAACCATGAAATTGACCATCAGAGCCAATCGGTGTATCAGCAGCAGCAGAAGTCGCTCTAAGCGGAGTAATCGGCTTGGGTGCGTTACTTCTACTAACAACAGGCTTTTCATCAGGCTTCGATTCAAACTGAGCTTCAATCTTTCCCAACTCTTTCAACGCTTTCGTTAAAGGCATTGCAACTATCTTCTTGGCAAGGTCTGGGTTTTTACCCAAATGATACAGAACTTCTGCTCCGTAGTCGCTTGTCAAAATAGCGTCTTGCACCTCTTCAGATGCAGGAAACTGTAATTGCGATACCTTTTCAACGTAATCAGGATTCTCCTGTTTAAACTTGTCTTGCCTTTCATTAAACGTACTCATAACACGTTCTTTTTCAGCATTAAGTCTAGACTGGCGCTCCCTATCGTCACGCTCACGCATTGCTTTGTCGGTGTTCCACTCACTCAACGCTTTGTAATACTCTACAAGATCGTTAAATTGAGCGGGTTGTGGCTCTGCATCCAATTGAGGATTCTTTGCCTGCTCCGTTCTTGTCTCATAATCTTTAAGACGATTCTCTAACTCTACCCTTGCCTGGCGCTCTCGTTCAGCTTCCTGACGAGCCATCTCACGCTCGGATGTAAGTTCTTTGAAACGCTTATCAATCCCCGACTTCTTTTTCTCTGTTGTCTTCGCCTCTTCATGCTCAACTGGTTCGTTCTCAACTTCCTCAGTTGGCTCTGTAGGAGTTTCCTCAACTACAGCCTCAGCTGCGGGTTCGTTAGTCAAACCTAACTTTTGTGCATAAAATTCGGCTGCATTGTCTGCAGTAATTACATTACTTGCTTCTTTTTCGGACATAGTTTTACCTACGGATTTTCCCTGTGTACCTCACAGGTAAGGTTTTGCTCGATATGGAGCGAAATCTTTAAACAGCTCTCTCAATTGTTTCTTGCGTTGACGCTCTCTCACTCATCTTATCCACTTGAGCCAACAATAAAGCAACCTGTGCCTTAATATGCTCAACTTCTAATTGAGTTTGAGACTTCAAATCTGCATCTTGTGCCTTACCATGAACATTTAGCTCTGCAACGTACTTACGCTCAGAGTCACGCATCTCAATGTCGTGTGCCCTAGCAGTCTGGCGCATGAGTTCACGCTTGGTTTCTTCTGTTTCTTGCATCTGTTTAACAGACAATCCAAACTTCTGCTCCATTTGCATCTGTTGAATCTGTTGCTGGAGTTGCTTAATAACAGCCTGAGACTGCTGAAGTTGCATCTGAACCTGTGGAGGAACGTCAGATTTTTCATTAATCTGCGCCAATGGATTTGATGCTGCCATTCTGTCGGCAATAACGTCTGAACCAGGGAAATCCATATTGCGGAAGATCAAGTCCCCAGCGGTTTGCATCAATGTAGGGTCTGCACCGAGTAATGACATCATGGAATCGACCGCTTCTTGGCGCTTAGAGTTGTATCCTGGGCCAGTATCCATCACAACATCGTATTCACCGACTGTGACATCGTTTAAGACCTCAACAACACCCATTTCGTTAACTTTACGCTCGTTCAACGTAATCAGATCAGGCTTACCATCATCACCAATAATGCGTAAAACACGTTCTGTGTCGTAAACCTGTGGAATTAGGTCAAGAATAATCTTGCCAGTCCAGCGTAATGATCTAGTGAAGTTATCGTAATAATGGTAATTAGTTAGATCAATCTGTTGTTGTTGACCATTAAGAGCTTTGCCAGAGATATTGCCTGTCGGAATTTGATTTGGATCAAAAACACCCAAAACAGACTTCAAATCTTGGTCAATAACTGCCATTGCGCCCATCACTCCGCTTGGAGGAGGCTCTGGCTGAATCCTTGTAGGCACAGGAGCTGGTGTGCCCTCAATGTCCTTCATCTTATATCTAAGAACAGGGAAAGCCTTAGTATTAGCTTGTGCCCATTCTTGCTCGTGTCCTTCGTCTTGACCTTCTGCGAGTAACCATTTTGCCTTTGGCGCAAGAGCAATCGACTCGGTCATTGAAGTATACCAATAGTTATACATCCGTTGCGGGTCTTTTGCCTGCCTAATTAGTCCAAAACGCTTACGCTTAGAGTCAACAATTAACTGCTGCCCATATACTGGCACAACAGGAATGTACTTGCCTGGCCAAATTCCGTCTTCAAGTATCTCCATTGCAGTCATTTTGACCCAATGAATCTCTTTCTTAACAGTCTCACGCTTATCTAATATCTCAATGCCAGGCATTTCTTCGTATTCATCCTTAAACACTTTACTGCCGTCAGACAACATATAAAGTGTTGTTTTTGTGCGAACAGTATAGAAGTATTCAGCGATACGGATGTCCTCTTTCATCACCCAATTAGCGTCAGAGTCCCCAGTTCCACGCAATGTGAAGTTACTTTCTTGGGCATTGGGATACATCTGCCTAAATGCAGACTTAGGAATAATCTCTGTAATCATGCACTCTTCAGCGTCAGAGCCATCAGGCATGACAGAGTTTGGGTCAAAGTAGACAGTAAATGGATTTGTGATCTGCTTGATGTAGATTTCTTGGTCAAAAGAATCGTCAGCAATATAGTCTGTCGTTACCCTCCAATATCCCCAACCCATGCGAACCTGAAAATCGTTTGCATTATCGTAGGCTTGGTCAGCATCAGATTGCACCTCGATGTGCCTGAATATACCAGTAATAATGTCGGCTAACTTCTTGTCAGACTGAGAGTTCATGCCGTGGCACTTCATTCTCGGACGTTGTTGCCTGATCTGGTTTGTGATCTGACGTACAGATGGATCTATCTTATTAATAGTAAGACATGGACGAGCTTCTAATGTGCGACTGTTTTGTATCTCAACAGGCCATTGATCTCCAGCGCCAAAGCGTAAGTCTTCCAATGCTTCGGAACGATTAGTAGAGTCAGCTTCGTTAGCTAACTGTAAGAATTTTTTAGCTTGTTCAATGCGATCGTCAAAGTCACCGCTTTTTGTGTCTTCAGCCATGTTACACCTTTTTTAGCATTTTAACCCATCCAATTGCCTTGAGGCAAATTTAATTGTTTAGGCTTACCCAGTTTTTTGGGTTCATTAATCATGAGTCCTATGTACCTGAACGCATCTGCGCCATGCGACCAAATATCGTGTAGCGGAGTTTTGGAGAACTGCTTTGTGTCTGGATCAACCTCATACCGATAATGTCTCAAGCATTGTAATCCTTGATGGCAATTCTCTCGGTCAAAATAACAGTTAGAGAATATAGTCCTTGCAGCGTTAATTGAGTCAACAATTGGCACTTTTGGTAAAATTCTGGTCTTAAACCCTGCAGCTCTAACTATCTCCTCGATTGATCTTCCATTACCTGCCAAAGTCTTATTCTCTGCGTCATGTGGTAACCAAAGCGTATCAAAGACATATCCAAATGTCTGGCACTTGGCAAGAATGTCGCTTATCTTGGTTTGGTTAACCTCAAAATAACGAATAAGCCTAGTCTCCATTCCAACAAACTGAAGAAACCAAATGGCAGTATTGTCAGACCATCCAAGGTCAAAGATCATATGAACTGGCTTGGTAGCATCGTACGGAACTCTTGTAATCCGTCCGTCTAACTCAGCCATTTGTATCTCTTTCTGGAATATCGCACCATCCACAGTCTTACGGCATAGACCCTCCCAAACTGTGTTGTATGCCTCAACATCTCGTGCTTTAAGCTGGTCTTTCTCATCCTTCAGCGTTTGCGGAAACCAAGGGTTATCAGACCAGTTGATTTTTGTAACCACAGAATTGGGCGGAGGATTTAGCACAAACCTTACGTAAGTTTCGTCTGTCTCTAACTCAGGGTTAAAAGAAATCCATATCTCTGAGTTTTCTTTACGAATCGTAGGAATTAAAACATCCCATGACATTCTGCTAACACTTTGCGCCTCTTCTACCCAACAAATGTCAGCACCCTCGTGCGACTTTACGTTGGCAATATTGTTCTTTAGACCGACAAAGTTAAACTCTGTGCCGTTTTTGCCTCGAATTGTGTTTTGTGTGATTTCGTAAAATCCGTCCAGTTTCAGCGCCATAACCTGATCGGACAGTAATTTGTGTACAGAATCCTTCATAGAGGTCATGTACTCACGAGCGCAAAGCACTCTCAATGTCTTTTGTGCGCCTTTAATTAGTAATGCTCTAGCAACTCCCCAAGACTTAGCGCCTCCTCGTCCTCCGTATAAAACCCTATATCGTGAATACTCAGGGTTAAATAAACATTGCAGCTTCTGGGGAAACTCTGCATCAACTTTCATCTGGCTTGACGAAGTTAACA